ATGGCAACAATCAATCCTGTAATTATCCCCGAAAGACAACTTATCAATGGAACGCATAAATTGAGAATTGCGGTCCGTCACAAGTCGCGTACAAGTTACATCGTAACATCAATCATTCTGGCAGATCCAAGCCAGCTTAAAAATGGGAAGATCGTCAAGCACCCGGATGCATCAGCACTCAATAAAAAGTTGCGTGCAATGATGGATCTGTACGAAGAACGGCTGGATAACATTCGCAACACCGGCATCTATACCTGCGAGCAATTAAGAGACATCATCAAGGCCGGACCTTCTGACACGGAAGTCACATTTCGCGGAATATCTAACGAGTATGTGAGTTATCTTCTGGACAACAACAGATCATCGTACGCAAAACTGATGGAGAGATCATCCCGTTACTTTTGTGAGTATTGTAATGGAGATATAGATATGCAGGATATAACACCGGTCCTGATAAAATCCTTTGCTGATAAACTTAAGAAGGCCGGGAAAACCCAAACGTATATCAATACTATACTAAGCCACATTAAGGTCATTGTGAACAAAGCCGTATCGGATCAGATGGTAACTTATACTATTCATCCGTTCGCGACAACCAAGATATCACCGGCACCGGTCCGCGATGTATCGTTAAGTATTGAATCTTTCCGTAAGATCATGTACAGCAATCCGGAAAGAAAGAGGTTAAGAATGGCAAGAGATCTGTTTATGCTTTCCTTCTCTCTGGGCGGCATGAATCTGATAGACCTTATGAACGTAGACTTCCGGAAGGAAGATGTCAGCTATGTAAGAACCAAGTCAGCAGGAAGGGCACAGCAGGAGAACCGGATATCCTTTACCATGCCGGAGAATATCAAGAAGTATTATCAGGAATGGATCAAGAGTGATGGAAAGCTTGATTTCGGGTATAATTACACCTATCATAACTTTTCCCAGTATGTATCTTATTGTTTGTCGCTTCTTGCGGAAGAACTGGGAATAGAAGAGAAAGTAATATTTTACTCAGCGCGGAAATGTTTTGCGCAATTCGCCTGTGACCTGGGTATGCCGGACGGAGTTATCAATTATTGTCTGGGGCATAGCGATCGGGCCAAAGGCATTATAAGATATTACACCAAGATCAGGAGCCAGCAAGCCAGTATATGTGTTGCAAGAGTGTGTGATTATGTCAATGATCCGAATAAGTACAAGCCTTATCTGGAGTTGAGGAATGAAGCTTTAATGATGCGGATATAATTAAAAAAGCCTGTGAGTTCAACGCTGCACAGGCTTTTTGTTAATCTTTGCCACATTCTTTACATTTAGGGGGATTTATTCCGACTGAATCCCACTTCATAGGGCTACCACAGTGAGGACACTTGATAATATCCGGGCAGCTTTCAACATACAGGAATAGAAACCGGTCGATGAAGTCTGATTTATTCAAGCCAAGACCTTGAGAATATCTTTCAATTATTGCTCTGGTTTCGGGAGAAAGCTTAATATTGCTTGATATCTTATTAGCAACTAAAGCTTTTCTCCCGGCACCCTCTCTTTTACCACCTCTTGACATTATTTATTCCATTTATTGCAAACACTATCAGCGACATCTTTGTTTTTGTCGTAATATGCGACAACTCCTGTTGATGAATTGATAACCTGATATACGGTGCATCCGTATTTAACGGACTTTTGAACATGATATTTTTCTTTCATAGTTATTAATACACTTGAGCATTTTCAATTCTAGGGCTATATGGACGTCCCAGTTCATCTTTTACATTACATCTTTCCAGATTTATTGTCAATCCTGCAATATCTATTCCGGATTCTTGAGCTAGTTCTTTAACTTCATCTTCGTCAGACGCAATCGCATGGTATAATACTGTACCGTAATGATTTTCATCATAGATGTTGTAACTGTTTACCTTTTTCATAATCTTTCGCAATTGTTAATATATGATTGTACATCTTTCATTGTAATCTTACCATTTCTTCTTGCAATGTGAGCTATTTCATATACATTATTTTGTAATGATGCAGGACCAGACGCATAATCTACATATTCCAGCATATATACTTCATATTTATTCAAGTCCAAAAATATTCTGGCAAAATTTCCAAAGTAAATGTTGTTAAACTCGCTAACGACTGATTTAATACCTTTAATTTTCATAATCTTTTGTTTTAAGTTAATGGTTTATTCTTTATCACCTTGCAAAGGTAATGAATTATTTTGAATTGTGTGCAGAAATCAAAAGAGTAAAAAGTTAAACAATGCAAAAACGCTGTTATAGATGCTTCTAAAGCGGTTTTATCTCTTTAACATCTTTCGCATTTTCCTTGATCTTATTGATCTGATCTTGCCTCAGTTGGTTTAGCTGGACAATACTTTCCTGGATGAAGTTGATGGTTGCGCCAGAAGTCTGTTGTTGCTCTTGAGAAGATTCGTTGAACTTACATATCAAGTCGAAGATGATCTTTAATGTGCCATTCAACTTGTTCAGATCTGTTTCGACCTGACACAAGGCAATAGCACGCATTATTGCTGCATCAGCAAGAGTGTTTAATTTGGAGAAGTTGTTTTGCAGGAGTTCCAGTTTTGCGCGGGCAAAGTCAATCTCTACCTTTTCGGCAATCATAGTAGCTGTGCTACTTTCTTCGATATCCTTCTTATACCTGTAATACCATTGCTTGATTGTGGCTGAATTAATGCCGGTCTGCCGATGCGTAAGAACATAGTTCATCCCGTTGTCTATCAACAGGCGAACAACCTTGATGCGATCTTCATCTGTATATGTCAACTTTAATGACTGTTCCTTTTCCTTCACTTTACAAGGTCTGTTTCTCTTCTTTTTTTCTTCTTTTTCTGCCATAGTTGTAACTATTCTTGTAACCAGTTACAAAAAATGCGCCAATTAATAACTATTAACATTTAGGTGCCGTTGTAACTATTTGTAGTTTAAATATATAAAGAGTTACATAAAGTTACAACTTTTGTAACTAATGTCGAAAAACAATTACCCAACACTGCAACCTATATAACTGATTATTAGCTTTCTTTGCTTTAACAATATAAACCAAAATAATACGTATTATGATAGGAGCAATATTAGGAGCCGTGGGCGGTTTAGCTTCCGGAATATTCGGGGGAATTAAGTCGGCCAAAGCTGCACGCGAGCAGCAGCGGCTTATCAATGAACAGGAATCTAAGAACAATGCCTGGTATAATCGTAACTATTACCAGAACTACATGGAATCAGCCGAAGCACAGGCCGCAATGAAGAGAGTTGAGAATACTCTGAAAAAGCAGAATCAGGAAGCACGTGCAACTGCCGCTGTTATGGGATCAACTCCAGAAGCCGCCGTAGCACAACAACAGGCGAACAATGAGATACTGGATAACACTGCAACCGGTCTGGCTGCACAGGCTACACAGCGTAAAATGCAAGTTGATGCAGCAAATCAGCAGAACCAAAATGCAATTCTCAATGCAAGACTTGGACAGAGTCGGATGAATGAACAGGGAGGTGCGCAACTTATGTCGAATGGACTTGGCCTTATCGGTAGTGCCTTCTCAATGTACGACAAGAAGAAAGGGGGTAGATAATGGGCTTATTCGACTACATTAAGAAGAAACCTGATCCCGTAGACACTTCAAGGCTTCCGAGATTGGGAAATTACGGAGAATCTCCCGGATCGTCTCTGAATTTTCAATTCTCACGCGTCCAAAATCAGAATTCCGGGCAAAAATATCCTTCTGGAGTGGATTTTAAGCCAGAAAATCAGGTTGAACAGAGAAATCCTGTCGAAGAGATCAATAACGCAGCCAACGAGATAAACCGGCAAAAGAGTGTTGCTGATCGTGTGAAGGATGGTGAAGATGTCTTTAAGGCCCTTCTTGATCAGAAGTACCAATCTGGCGAGGAAAGTATAAAGAGACAACGTGCCGCAGAGTTCTGGGGAAACCTAGCGAACCTTTTTGGACAGACAGTTTCCTCTGCCGCTGGTGCCAGAATGTTTCAGCCTATCAAGAGTAATGTTCCGGCATATAATCAAGCCCTTGACAGACTTCGTGACGGATATAATGATACTCTTCTCAACTATTCACTGGCCAATGCGAAGGCAGACAGAGAAGCAAGGCTCCAGCAGGAGACTATACGTCTGAAAGCCGACAAGGATCGTATGCTAGCAGAACTTAACGCATCTATCAAGGCCGGACTTATGGATAAACAGACTGCCGCGGACCTGACTAAGCAGGCACAGAAAGCCAATGACGCTAAAGCCTTGCAGAAGGTTAAGGACAAAGCTGCATCAGCCCGTGCTGCCATGAACAATAAGGCCGCAATGGAAAGAGAAAAGTATCGTCAGGGAGAAATCACAAAGAGAAACGGTACTTCCGGAAATAAGGGCAAGAAAGGAAAGGTTACATATCCTGTTGTCCGGTTTGGGAAGAATGGCGTACAAAGAGATCTCAACAAGCCGGAAGATGTTGCTAAGATGTACAATGAAGGCGTAGAAATTGGATATTTCCCCGAAATCGTGAACATGGATACATCTAACCCGACAACTATTGATGATATGAGAGAAGTCATAATGACATCTATCGACAACAAGAGAGATATAACAGGGAACTATGAAAAGGATCGGAAAACTATTGATGGTTTTGGTTCTTCTTCAACAACAAACACAAAGAAAAAAATAGAAGGTTTCTGATATGGAAGATAATAAGACAAGAGTATTGTATGATAGACTAACCCAAGATGGTTATGATATTGGCGACTTCGATTCGTTCAGCAAGAATGTGCAGGACGAAGCTAAACGGAAATCATTGTATGAGACAATTACCAATGATGGATATGATGTTGGCGACTTCGATTCGTTTTCGAGTAAACTGGTAGCCAGATCGCAGGAAGAACCGGTAACCAATGTGACAACCCGGAATGTTCATCCGGAACAGCCGCAAGTACAGCCAGTTCAAGATATGCCTTCTTATGATCCCAAGACACAAGGGTACATTCTTGACAATGTTCCTGATATGTTCAGGAGCAAGGGGAATAATCTTGCCACAAGGCCTTTGCCCCAGCAAGATCTGTTTGAAAACAATCCTTCGGATCTAGTCCGTAAAATCGGTATTGACCAGCAGCAGAGAGTTGAACAGGCCCAGAAGTCTGCCAATGATCCCTATATGAAGGAACAGAATCTTGAACTGTTCAAAAGGCAGAATCAGGAGCAGATCAATAGCGTTAATGAACTGATCAATGCGGCAAGGCAGGAACGCGCTAAGGAAAGACAACAGCGCGTGAGATCTGTTGGTGATGGCGGTATATTCTCAACCATGTCACAGGCGTATCTTGCCGGGGAGCAGAATGATACCGACAAACAGTTGGAATATGCGTCTACCCTGATGGAACAGGCACAGAATATCACCAATGAAGCGAAGAAGAAAGGAAACACCAACTTCTTTGCCGGGTTTGCGCGTGGTTTCAAGGACGCACCACTGGACGGATGGGCAATGGGATTGCAGGATCTCAAGAATTATTCTGCCGCAAAGAAAGTCATGGACAAAGTAGACAAAGGAGAAGAACTTACTCCTTCGGAAGATGCACTTATGCAGGCTCTTGTCACCAATGCTGCAACACAGATGTATTATGCCGGTGATCTTGGAAGAGGTTATAAGGCTGGCGGTGTAACAGCAGAATCACTTCCGTTCATGCTTGACATGATTGCCGGTATGGGTGCAGTTCAGGCTTTGACCAAACCAGCTTCTAAAGCCATTGTTAAGTATGCGGCTGATAAGGCTGCACAAATGGGCCTTGGCCGCGCTACAACTGGGCTGGCTAAAGGTGCCGCCAGAACTGTTGCCGGTCTGGGAGACGTTGCCGCACACACCGCCACTTTCGGAAGTGCAAGAGTGGCCGCAGATTATCAGCGTAGAGGTCTGGGAGACGTGCAGGTTAAGCCTAACGCAGACGGTACGGTATCTTATAATGGTCGAGAGAATGTACAGACTGGAGCGGAAGCACTCGGTAAGTCCATAATATCAACAGCCGCAGAAACCGGAAGCGAACTTCTGGGCGGATACTTTGCGCCTATGTTGGGATATATCGGTCGTGTTACTGGTGCGAACAAAGTTGGAAAGATCATACCTGCATCAGTGGGTAAGGCGTTCAAGGACGTTGTCAATAGTCAAGGCTTCCGGGAAATGCAGGAGATTGCCAGACGTGCCAAGATATCTGATCCATTGGGAGAATATGCCGAAGAAGTTGCCAATAACCTTGTATCTACCGCAATAGGAGATATGACACCTGAACAACTTGTCGATCTTGATCAGAATATTGATACGTTCCTCGGTGTTGCTCCCATGTCTGCATTGTTTGGTGCAGCCGGGACAGGTGGATATTTACGTGATAAATACAAGAACTACCGCAACATGCGTAACTTTGAAACCCAGATGCAGGATGCAATGGGCGAAGATTGGTCCGGTGTAAGAGAAGCCCTTCAGGATGCTGATATTGAAACGGCCCGCAACATGGTCAAAGATGTTCTGTCCAGCCCTATGTCTCCGGATATGAAGAAGAATGCTATCAAGTATATATCTTCAGTCCTTCAGGAACAAACATTACAGGAAGCAGACAAACAGATGATGCCGGAAGAAATTGCTTTTGAAAAAAAGAATATTATCAACAATCTGAATGAGACGCGTTCTAAGATCAGCTTGAACGATGAAGAACTCAACTCTATCATCAATTCAGAAGAAGGATATCAGGCTATCATATCTCAATTTGATCCGGAAACGGCCAACAACATAATGAAATACAAACAAGCCTATGATGATTTTGTTAATTATAATTATTGGGTGCAAGATCAGGCTGATAATGCAAGGAGACAAGCGGAAGCACAAGTCGAAAGCCTTACCAATGCAACCACCGGCACGATCATGCGGGTAAATTCTGGGCTAAGCACTAACCCTGTTAATATTCTTCGCGGAAACCTTGTGTTTGATAACGAAGGTAAAGTTGATGAAAATCAATCTGATAAGACCATATACTACATGTCGGAAGATGGACGTGTGAAAATGGCTCCTGTATCTATGTTCAGTTCTCTTGTAGATAATACACCGGCAGAAGAAATGATACAGCGTGCCGGTAATGATGCGCAAGAAGAAGTCTTGCAAGCCGAAGAAGCACAGATTAATTCTATTCCGGCCCAAGAACAACAGCCCATAGGCCCAGAAACCAGATTTACAATGGGTGGAAACAATTATGAAGTCAACAGGGTAACTCCAGACGGATATGAAGTGTACCTTCTTGATGAAAATGGAACGCCAGCCCAGTCACAGCTGATGTCCGAAGAAGAAATAAGAAATGCAATCAACGGCCAACAGCCAGCTAATGCAGAGGAAACACAGCCTTCTGTAACTGAACAGACTGTACAGGAAGAAACTTCCGAACAACCGGTTCAGGAAAATCAGACTGCCATGTCTCGAATTCCTCTCAACGAAAGAGGTGAACAAGACTTTGAAGCCGCACCGGTTGCAGATACTTCTGCCGCATTGCTGGAAATCAGTGATAATGTTGATGATGCGAAGGACACCGTAACGCAGATGATTGAGTATTATAATAACGAGCTAAAAAAAGTTGAAAAGAAAAAATCTTCCGGAAACACTATTCAGGGAATTATTGAGACAAAGAAGGCAAAAAAAGCTATCAATGACAAGATATCCTATTGGAATCAGGTTGCAGCGGATCTTGAAGCAAAAAGGCCTACCGGACTTATTGCTCAGGCAGAAGAAAAGGCTAAAGAAAACCAGCAACGTCTTGCATCCATGACAGCCGAAGAACAGCAAGCTGCACAGCAGGAAGTTCAGAAGAAGATTGATGCAGGAGCCTTTGAACGCAAGGAGCCGCGGAAAAAGGTTCGTTATGTCAAAGAAGATGCAGATCTAGGCCCTTCCATAACTCCACAGGAACATGTTTTGCGAGAAATAGCAACAGGCCGCGTTTTGTTCTCTCTATCTGACACAGAAGGAGCGCAGGGCCTTTCTTCACATCTGGGCTATTCCAACTCACCGGAAGAAAGGAAAAAGCTTGTATGGGCATTATCTTCCGATGGTTTAACGCCAGAAGCCGCAGCAGAACAGATCCATGCTGATATGCCGGAGAACTTGCAGGGAATGGTTACTGATCAGGACGTGTTCAACATGATCATTAACGCCTTCCAAGAATATGGAAGTCCTTCTAAGATGTGGGACGCAGCAAAAAACATGCATGGAACCGATATTGAAGAAAACATTCCGGGATATGAAGAAGATCAGGAACGCCAGCTTATTGAATGGGAAGCTTCTGAAAACAGAATGTCGGTGCCTGAATGGATTGCATATTCAGACTATATCGAAGAAGAACTTAATAACTTGTATTCATCTGTTACGGATGAAGAATTAAATACTATCTTTGAGCAAATCATTAACGACTATGAACGAAGAGCAGAAACAGAAAGTGCAGGAAGCACTGAAGGACAAACAGACAGTGAACAAGGCAATACAGTTCAGCCTGAACGCGAAAGTGATAACGAAGGAAGAACTGGAAAAGTCGAAGAACAACCGGAGCCAGCAAATAAAACTGATGGCGAAAGCGGTAGCGTGGTACCTGAACCAGAAGGAATAAGAAAAAAAATTGATCTAATGAGCGAGCAAGGATCAAAAAAAGATTTGCAAATTGTTCGTGATGCAGTTGGAAAAACATTCCAATCAAAAAATGGTGATTATATGACCATTGAAAATTATAGAACAAATTGGGATGAAAGGAAAAAACTTCATGGAGTAACTTATAATATAGATGGAGAAATACAGAAAAAAAATGTTTTTATATCGGAACTTGCTAACGCATTAACTAGCGGTAATTGGAAAGAAGTACAAAACCAAAATAAAACCGTAAAGAAGGGTGATATAGTATCATTCAATGGAAGCGGAAGGTACAAAGTGTTGTTTACTGAGACAAAAGACGGTGAAAAGTATGCTACAATAGAAAATTTGGAAAACAAGAAAATGCCTTCAATATCTACTGAAATAGGCAACCTTTCACCGGCAATAGGAGATATCGAAGCTGCACGTGCGGAAGTAGATCAAAATCCAACTGAAGCACAGAAGGAAGCCGGTAACTACAAGAAAGGCCATGTTAAGATTGACGGGTACGATGTAACTATCGAAAACCCGAAGGGATCTGTACGTTCTGGAAAAGACGCAGATGGTAATGAATGGTCTGTTACCATGAACAACGACTATGGATATATCCGCGGTACCGAGGGCGTAGATGGTGATCACATTGATGTATTCCTTTCTGATAACCCGGAAACTGGTGATGTGTTTGTTATTGATCAGGTAAACCCTGATGGAACATTTGACGAACACAAGGTTATGTATGGGTTTAAATCAGCCCTTGCGGCCAAACGCGCATACATGGCTAATTACTCAAAAGGCTGGACCGGACTAGGAAACATAACACGTGTTTCCAAAGAAGAGTTTAAGAAGTGGGTTAATTCATCCCACAGAAAGACCAAACCTTTTGCTGAGTATAAGAGTGTAGTGCCTGTTTCCGAAAAGGAAACAACCACTAACGCAGAAGATACACCTGCAAAAAGTAACAACATTGTTTCCGATGAACGGTATCAGGAACTTAAAAATAGACTTAAACAGAAGTTGGGCCAGCTAAATGCCGGTATTGATCCTGAAATTATTGCTATTGGCGCAGAAATGGCTGTGTACCACATAGAACGCGGTGCAGTCAAGTTTGCAGACTATTGCAAAGCAATGGTAGATGATCTTGGAGACGTTATCAGACCTTACTTGAAGTCATTTTATAGTTCCGCAAGATATATGCCGCAATCAATAGAAAACGGCTTGTCGGAAAGAATGAGCCCGGACAGCGAAGTCAGTCAGTTTGATGTAACCAACTTCGACAAGTCTGTTCCTGATGTAATGCAGCAGATAGAAAATGTTGCTAAAGAGAAGGAAATAGAAAAGGCAACTTCCAGTAATGATGTAAAAAAATCACCTTCTGATCTCTTTGGCAACTCTGAGGAATACCAGAAAAAAGCCGAGCAGGAGAAAGAAGCCGTTTCTATAATTGGCGTTAAAATTGCAGAGAAGGCAATAGATAAGAGAAAGGGTGAACAGGTAGATCCCCTAACCATGAAGGAAGTTAAAGATATCCTTAAGGGTTATGACATGCTTTCTGACATGTCAGCAACAGATATGCAGGAACTTGTTGAACTGGCAATGACCAACGAGACAAGATTAATAGCTGAATCCTACATTAACGGAGACGCAACAAAACAAAAGCAGGGATATGACACTGTTGTCGATATGTACAATATGCAACCTCTTCTTAATGCAAGAGACAGCACAAGGTTTGAACGCCAGCAATACAGTACGCCTACTCCCTTCGGATATGTAATGGGGCAGTTTGTCAAGGATGGCAAAACGGTTGAAAGCGTTCTGGAACCTTCAGCAGGTAATGGCGCGCTAACAATAGCTTTCCCGGCCAATACTGTACATGTTAATGATATAGATGAAAGGAGACTGGAAAACCTTCGTACGCTGGGATATGCCCAGGTAACCAATCAGGATGCACTGATACCATTTGAAGGATCTGTTGACGCAGTTCTGACAAATCCCCCATTTGGATCGACAACCGCAAAAGAATTCGACGACGGCCAGATCAAGATCAATTCTCTGGAAGGTTTGATGGCTATTAATGCGCTTGAATCCATGAAGGATAACGGAAGGGCGGCTATTGTTATCGGTGGAAATACTTCTTATCGAGATAATGGTGCGATGCAGAGCAAAGATATGAGACTTTTTTTGTATCTTTACTCACACTATAATGTGGTTGATGTTATCAACCTTAACGGGGATATGTACAAGAGGAACGGAACTAAATATGACGTTCGTATTATCCTTATCAACGGAAGAAAAACTGGTCCGTTTAAACTTATTGCTCCACCGGTTAAGAGCAAAGCAAGAGCGGAACAGATAAACAGCTTTGAAGAATTATATAACCGAGTTCAAGATGATATACGTTCATTACAGCAAATGGGGGATCTCTTTAACGGTACAGAAGGAGAAACCCGGACCACTGACACAGAAGGAAGTGGAGCAAACAATAATGTCAGCAATAGACCAAAGTCTGGAGAACGGGGACAATCCGTACGACCAGACAAAAAAGTCGGATCTGACAATGACATGGGAAGCACCGGTAATACTACCGTATCCGGGCCAGAACAAGCTGAACAATCCACAGCAGAAGAAAATGCTGGCAAATTGGATAATGCGGACAGATCAGATGCAGGAAGCGTTGAACCTGTTCAAGAGCAGCGAGGATCTGATAACGGAGGAAGTACCGGAGGAAGCCGGAATGATGGATCTGTCAGATCTGATTCAGGAGATAATACCGGCAGAAGCAGATTATCAGTAAACCTCAGTGATGAAAAGGTCCCATATCCCAACAGAAGCCAGTCCGGTACACTTATGTCAGTTGTTCCGGCAAATCAAGCACAGGTTCTTGCCGATTCTCTGGCTAACATTGGTGATGTAGACCAGTTCTTGGTTGACCAGCTTGGATATTCAAGCAAAGACGAACTATTCAGTTATCTGGCCGCTGAACAGATTGATTCTGTTTCTTTGGCTATAAACCAGATGAATAAAGGAAACGGATTCATTATCGGAGATATGACCGGTGTCGGAAAGGGCCGTCAGGGTGCAGCCTTAATCAGATATGCGGTAAGGAAGGGTTATAACCCTATATACTTCACTCAGAAGCCCGCGCTTTTCTCCGATAATTACAGAGACCTTGCAGATATAGGCAGCGGAGATTTAAGGCCGTTTATCATCTCGTCAGATCCCAAAAACGCAGCTATTACTGATGCGTCCGGAAATGTAGTACACAAACTTCCTACCGACAAGGAGAAGAAAAGAGTGTTTGACTACATTATGAAGAACGGAAAGCTTCCAGAAGAGTATGATTATGTCATAACTACATATTCCCAGATCAATAATGGAACGAAGGAATATGAGCCAAAAGAAGATGGAATAGCAGAAAAAGACAAGAGTTATAAGAAGAAATCTCCTTCGGCAACTGATAAGAGCGGCCAGGAAAGACGTGATGTTATTCAAGCCTTGTCAAAGGATAACATTATGATCCTCGATGAAAGCCATACAGCCGGTGGAAGTGGCGGTGGATCCATGTACATGCAGTATATCATGCCAAAGGTAAAAGGAGTAACATTCCTGTCTGCCACATTCGCCAAACGTGCGGATAACATGCCTATATATGCAATGAAAACCGACCTTTCCAAGTCTGGCATATCACCACAGGATATGATCGAAGCGATATCTCAAGGTGGTGTTACATTGCAGGAGGTCATGTCCAAACAGCTTGTTCAATCCGGACAGATGATCCGAAGAGAAAGAAGTTTTCAAGGTGTAACTATTGACTGGATGCCGGTAAGTGAAGAAGAAGATGCGGTTCAGAGAAAACAATTCGATGAAGTATCTTCAATATTCAGCGATATCAGGGCGTTCCAGAAAGACTACATTACACCTATTGTCGAAGGCGTTTCCGAAGAATTGTCCGAACAAGGCGGTTATTCCGATCTCCAGCAGGGTACGGCAGAACTGGGAGTAACCAATACACCATTTGCCAGCAAAATGTATAATCTGGTAAATCAGTTGCTTTTCTCTCTTAAGGCAGATGCAGTTGCCAACAGGGTTATTGAAAACCTTAAGAATGGTTTTAAGCCTGTAATATCCTTCACCAATACAATGGAAGGATTTCTGGATGAAGCACCTAAAGACACTCCTATGGATGAGGTGCCAAACTTCTCAGCAACTCTTATGCGTGCGCTTGACGGAGTTATGAGATATACGGAAACTAACCTGAAGGGAGAGAAAGTAAACAAGTTCTTCACTGTGAACGACCTTCCGGAAGCCGGACAAAACAAGTATTACGAGATCAGGGAAAAGATTGAAAACCTTTCTGCGGACCTTCCTATAAGCCCTATGGACGCAATTAAGATGAAGATCCAGAAGGCAGGATATAAGGTGGGTGAAATCACAGGAAGAAAACTTGAAATGGTTCAGGACGAAAACGGAAAGTATATCATACATAACCGTAAGGACCGTGATAAGAAGTCTGCCGCACGTGATTTCAACAACGGACAACTTGACGTACTTATGGTAAACAAGTCTGGTTGTACAGGTATATCCCTTCATGCTTCACCCAAGTTTGATGATCAGCGTCAGCGCGTCATGGTGTTTGCCCAGTTCCAGAGTGATATCAATGATGAAGTGCAGATGCGAGGACGTATAGACAGGACCGGCCAGAAGTTCAGAGGAAAATATGAGTATATCATGTCGTCTATCCCGGCAGAACAAAGATTGCAGATGATGTTTAAGGCAAAACTTAAGTCTCTTGATGCAAATACTACATCTTCTCAGAAATCCAAGTTCAACGAAATGGAAGTTGTTGATTACCTCAACAAGTACGGTGACGATGTGACATGGCAGTATATGCTTGAGCATCCGGAGTTGTCTGAAAAACTGGGTGATCCTCTTAAAATCCTCACAAGCGAAGGAGAAGAAGCCCAGTCAGGAGATACCAACACCGCAGGTAAAGAAGGGTGTGCGGCCAAAATAGCCAGGTATCTTCCATTCCTGCCTGTAAAAGAACAGGAAGAAGTTTTCAAGGATATCACAGACGCATACAATGTAAAGATCCAGCTTCTTAATGACGCCGGAGAAAACGATCTTGAAATTACTACTATGCCGTTGAAGGCCCAAACTATCAGCAAAAAGATATGGAAGCCGGGAACGGATCCCAATAGCGGTAATGCCTTTGCGGATAACACTTATCTGGAAGAAGTAGAAGTAGATGTCCTTAAAAAGCCCATGAAAGCGGAAGAAATCAAGTCAACAGTTAGTCGTATGACTTCTGGAGAACCTTTCAATGAATGGCTGGACAACAGAGTTAAGGAAATAAACTCATTGTATGATGGTAAAATTGCCACTCTGAAAGAAAGGCTTGATCAAAGCGCGTTAGAGCGTTCTGAAAAAGCCAAGAAGAACTACATCGAAAAGTCTAAAGAAGCCCGAAAAAACGGAAAGAATGAGTTTACAGACGAAGAAATTGAAAAAATGTCCGAGGTAGTTGTAGAGGATATTATGAAGAAATCGAAAGAAAGCTTCATAAAACAGAAGAACGTAATTGAAGCCCGAAGGGAAAACATTCGCAAGCAGATCAATTCGTTTACTCCTATGAAACCTCTTGTAATACCATTCAATCTTGACGAAACACTGGTAACAATTATGCCAAGTCGTGGTATGTTTTTGGGGTACAAGTTCAGTAAGGACTATTCACCGAGTTCTTCTACTGCCGTTTTTGCCACTCTTGACGGAAGAAGGAAAGTAGAAATACCGTTAAATCAGGAAAAAGCTTTCAATTCGATCCGTATGAACACAATGATGCAGCCGACTTACCTGAAGGATCTTAATGTTGATACCTGGGATTCTTATGTGCCTACTCAGACAAGAAAGAAGGCCTATATTGTTACAGGTAACCTTCTGCAGGCCCTAGTTGATACAAAAAAATCAGAAAACGTAAAAGGATATCTGGTTTCATATTCTACTATTGAAGGTGATACGAAACAGGGTATTCTGATGTCTGATAACTTCAAGCCGGAAAATCTTACAACAAGTGCTCCTATCAGCAGCAGACTTATCCAGATACAGCAGGGTGAAACTGTTATCAGTGAAGATAAACGTGTCATTGTAGAGAAAAACACCGGCTGGAGATCCGGATATGCTTTAAAGGTTCCTAAATCCAAAAAACAAGGTGGAGAATTCTTTGAGGACAACAAGTTACGTTCACTTGCTGACAACAAAGAGTTTACAACTAGGGGTAATTACATGGTTGCGGATATTTCTTCCGATAACCTGTCTAAAGTTCTTGACCGGTTAAGTAAGATGGGAGTAACCGTATCAAAGAAGGCAAAACTGGAGAATAGCGAAGATGTGCGTTTTAGGGTTTCGGAAGAAAATCAGGACTTAAACAACATAAAATCGGAAGATGTAGAAGAAACAGCTAAAAAGTTGAATGTTCCGGTAGAGGTTATAACTTCTGTTGACCAGATAAAGGATAACTCAGTAAGATCTGCCATTGAAAAAGGAAGGAAAGTAAAGGGATGGTATTCTTTGTCAGACAACAAAGTGTATGTATATCTTCCTAACGCTACCAGCATGGAAGATGTGAACCAGACTATCCTTCACGAAGGTGTTGCACATTACGGATTGAGACAGCTTGTAGGAGAAGAGCGTATGGATGATTTTCTTGATGATGTTTTTGCCAATGTTACCGATGAAGTAAGGAGGAAAATTATTGATACTCTTCCCAGATATGGCTATAATTCACGTATAGCCACAGAGGAATACATGGCAAGAATGGCTGAAAACGGAGTAGACGTTTCTGTATGGCAAAGGATAAAACAGGCATTCAATTCACTTATGAGACGTATGGGCATTAACATAAAAATAAGTGATAATGAACTTCGATATATCCTTTGGAGAAGCCGCCAGAACCTAGACAAAAACAAACCGCTTGATCTGGCCAAAGATGTTGCCATGCAGTACCAGATGGGAGTAGGTAACTATTACAAAGAAAATTCAAATTTGTCGATAGAAGAAGAAAATATAATTTCTGATGCAAAAGCCAATGGAACGTACATGAAAGCTCCAAATGGCAATGATACAAATTTGAATGAAAGGCAATGGGTTCAGGTTCGTACAAAATCTTTCAAAAATTGGTTTGGAGACTGGGAAAAAAATCCGGAGAATTCTTCAAAAGTAGTCGATGATAATGGAGAGCCAATGGTCGTTTATCATGGAACAAATAATGAATTTAACACATTTGAAACAGGGCATGGTACTAAAGGTAAAGGGTTTTTCTTCACAAACAATAAAAAAATGGCAGAATCTTATGGAGAAAATATTAAAGAAGTATTTCTTAATATAAGAGATAGTTATGAAATAGATGGTAATAAAAGAAATTGGAATGATATAGTGATGAATTTATCTCAATCAAGTAACGATTTAATAAAAAAAATAAAACTTGATAGAACCGCTAAATATGCCAGCGTAAAGAAAGGTAATTATCCTAAAGAAAACTACGACTTTTTTAATAATAGATATTACAAATATGTTGACGCTTATGATAATATAAAAAATTCAAACACATTTATAGATAAGATAAAAAAAGCATATTATCTTATAAAACTAAAATCATTTAACACACAAAAAAATATTTCAGGAAGTACAAGAGATTTAGAACTTGTTCTTAATAAAGGTGAGAACATTATATTTAGAAATATTAAAGACTGGGGATACAGATATATAACTAAAGATACTGATGCAAATGATGTATTTGTTATATCTGACAATAGGAATGTAAAATCCGCAACCGAAAACAGAGGAAATTTTGACCCCAATAATCCTGATATTCGTTTTCGTGAAAGTGAATCAGACGGTAGCAGGGAAGAATACGAAAGGTCACTCCAAGGATGGAAATATAAGGCACAGGAAGCATATCAAGACAGTATGCTTGCTTTGAAAAACCTTCAGGAAGTAATTGCTAAAGTTTCCGGTAAACCTATAAAGTCATTTGAGAACGCATACATGGCAGAAAATCAGTTAAGTTCAAAAAGCACTTCCGAAGCAGAAGTGTATTATAAGAAACATTATCAGCCAATGCTTCAGGAAGCCGGTAAGATGATGAAGAAGTACGGCCTTACTCAAAAGGGAATTGAACGGTATATGATGTTGGCACACGGAATTGAAAGAAACGTAGAACTTACATTCCGAGAACAGCTTGATGAAGTTATCAAAAACAATCCGGACGATGCGGATCAGTTCATTCAGGATTTTAAAGATGAAAAGGAAAGACTGAGAAAGTTATATTCAGGATATGAATACCTGAAGGAACTGAGTGATTATATTGGAGGTGTAAATGACTATTCAGCGACACAGGCCATTCTTAACAGTATGGACGGAGAAGAACATGATAACTTCCAAGAAGATGCGCTTAATTACGTCAAGGACTTTGAACAGACCTATGATGTAAAAGAGTTGTGGAATAAGACCAACGATGCAACCAAAACCACATTGCGTAAGGCTTATGATAGCGGAATGATGGGAAAGGAACAATACTCTAATGTAAATAACATGTACATGTATTATGTACCCTTGCGCGGATGGGATGAACAGACAGCAGAAGATGTTTATGAATATATTGATTCAGAAAGAAATCCTGTAAGTTCTGTACTGAAATCCGCAAAGGGAAGAAAGAGTATTCCTGATGAAATATTTGCCACAATTGGAAATATGGCCGAAAGTGCTATCATGCAGGGCAACAGAAACATGATGAAGCAAAGCTTTATGAGTATGGTTATAAATCATCCTACTGATATAGCTACATTGAAAAAGTCTTGGTATGTATATGATCCGGTAAAAGATGAATGGAATATATCTATGCCAGACATTCAAGAAAGCGACAACGCTGAAACTATTGCTGAAAAGCTCAAAAACCACGAAGAGCAGATGAAGCAATTGAAAGAAAACGGACTTGCTACACAAAAGCCTAATGGTCTTAATATAAATTATAGGATCAATAAAAACAACATCTCCCAGCATGTTGTTCAGGTAAAGAATGGCGGGAAAGATTATGTTATATACATTAATGGAAATCCAAGAGCAGCGCAGGCTATCAATGGATTGACTAACCCGAATGTAGAACAGAACCCGATATTCAGATCCATTGCAACTGCAAACAGATGGTTGGCGGCTAACTTCACTACCAGAAACCCGGCTTTTGTGTTAAGCAACCTTGTAAGAGACCTGATATTTTCCAATGTTGCTGTAAGCATAAAAGAAGATGGGAAGTATTCAAGTAGGTTCAGAAAGAACATACTGAAAGCCATGCCTGTTGTATTGAGAAACCTGAATGGCAAGCCAAATAACACCGAAGCTGACAGATATTTTCAGGAGTTTATCGAGAATGGCGGTGAAACCGGATACATGCACCTGAATGATGTTGAAAAGTACAAGAAAAAAGTAAGGAAGGAACTTTCAAAAATAAACGGTGAGATGGGATCCGCAAAGATGGCTATGGATTTTGCAATAGACAGACTTGAGGATTTCAACAGATGGGCAGAAGATATTTCACGATTTACCACGTACATGACTTCCAGACAAATGGGTAGAAGTATTACGGAATCTGTGAATGATGCGAAAGAAGTAACCGTAAACTTTAACAAGAAAGGGGCCGGATATAAAACCGGCGGGTTTTTTGGAATGACTTCGGGTATATTCAGAAACCTGTATCTTTTCTTTAATGCTTCTGTTCAGTCTCTAACCAATTTTAAAAGACTGTATGACAAACAACCGGTTAAGTTCTATTCAGCTTTAGGCGGATTTATGTCAGCAGGATTTTTAATGCCAATGATAAACAACGTATTGTACAGTATCTTTGGCGGTGGAGACGATGATCCGTACAATGATTTGCCAGAATGGGTAAGAAGAAACAATCTCTGTATATATACAGGTAATGATACGTTTTTGACTATTCCTCTTCCCATTGAATTAAGGGCTTTCTACGGGCTGGGTGATTATGCTTATCAGCTTACAACTGGCAAAGAAAAGCCTTCCGCAACCAATATCGCAAAAGGAACAGTAGGACAGCTTGCAGATCTTTTGCCTTTAAATCCAACAGGGAATGAAGGCTTAAAGACGTTTATGCCTGATATTATGTCTCCAATATTTGAGGCTTATGTCTGGAACCAGGACTTCACCGGAAAACCGGTAGCAAAGATATCTCCATTCAACGAACGTGATCCGGAGTGGAAGAGAGTTTATAAAGGAACGTCAGGATGGCTTGTTGATACTTCCAAATTCCTGAATGATATCAGCAACGGTAGTGGTCCGGGATCTGAATTCCGAAAAGGATTTATAGATTTCAATCCTGCCAAAGTAGAACACCTTCTTGAATCTTATTTTGGCGGTATGGCCAAAACATTCAATCAGGCTGGGAAAACGATATATTATGGTGGGAAATCATTAATCGAACAGCAGAAAGATGAAGATATGGTGATGAGAAATGTTCCTATTGTAAACAGGTTCCTTAATACTGTTGATGAAAGAAATGCTTTTTCTGGAATCAATACAGAATACTTTAATCTCCGTGATGAAATGGACCAGTTTAAGTATGAACTTAATGGTGTAAAGAAAAGCGGAAACAAAGATGAGTATAAAGAAATGCTGAATTCTGATCTGTATGATAAATACCAGAAATACAAACCATATCAGAAGAAGTTGAAAAAACTAAACGATATGGCAAAAGAATCTCAAGGAGAAGATCGAAAAGAAATAGAGGATATGATTATAGAAACCAGACGAGAACTTCTTGAAGAAGTGAAATAAGAAGAAAGCGGTGCGCCATAATGACGTACCGCTTTTCCCAATATTTCAACTTTAGTATTTGAAAATAAGCTAGTTTTGTAAAAAATCACACAAACATGAATAAATTCTTAAACAGATCTGTAAAGCCGAAGCGGGACGACAGGACAAAAGAAACCGTTTACCGCACAAGAGGAACGGCGTATGAGGAACTTGAAGAGTTTGCTTCATACTGGAGCAGCCTTTACACTGCCCGTAAGAAAATGGAAAGATCCCTGATGTATGCGAAAGAAGATCAATGGGGAGACTATATAAAGGATCCGGACACCGGCAAGATGATGACTGAAGGAGAACTTATTAAGAAAAATGGTAAGGTTCCTTTGAAAAACAACATGATAGCACCGATTGTTAAGAACATAGAAGGCCAGTTCAGAAGAAACGTAACAAAACCTATATGCTCGGTAAGAGATCGGGATGAAGCAAAGGTCGGTGAAATGATGAGTATTGCAATGGAATATGCTCAGTCACTTAACGAGATCACAGAACTGGACGCAGCCAGCCTTATGGCTCTGGAATGTGGCGGCTACATTGCACAAAGAATAGAGTTCGGGTACAACGAGTACAAGCACATGAATGATGCATGGGTTTACAATGTTGATCCCTCACGGTTATTTTTCAATACCAACATAGAAGATCAGCGAGGATGGGATATAACCTGCATCGGTGAAATCTTTGATATGGACTTTGAACAGGTAGTCGCGGCCTTTGCAAAGAGTAAAAAGGATCGTGAATGGCTGGAAAGCATATATGGTACAGATGATCACCCAAGAAGATCATTCGTTGACGGTGTACAGGGTTATAACCAGAAAAATGCAGATTTTTACACACCTGCAGAAGTAGATCTTTGCCGGGTTATCCTAGGCTGGAAGCTGGAGAGCAGAGACGCATATTTCTACCACGACACGCTTGATGGAAGCTGGGGCTTTGTCGGATTGAACGAAGTAAATAAGCTGGAATACATTAACCAGAAAAGAATATCAGAAGCACTTGAAGCCGGAGTAGAAGAAGAAGATATTCTTTTGATAGAATACGAATTCAAAGTAGAAAGATACTGGTATTACAGATATCTTTCCCCGTGGGGTGATGTTTTGCAGGAAGGAAGAAGCCCATACTGGCACGGCCAGCACAACTATGTATTTCATGCTTATCCTATCATACACGGAAAGATATTCAATTTCATAGAGGACTTTATCGACCAGCAGAGAAGTATCAACCGTACCATGACGTTGATAGACTTCATACGTTCTTCTTCAGCAAAAGGTCTGGTAGTCGTGGATGAAGATGCGTTCGACAGCATGAGCCGGGAAGAAATCATTGATGAATACGTCAGATATAACGGAGTTCTTTTCTGCCGGCTGAAACCGGGTAAAGACATTCGTTCAGTCATTACACAGCTTAACGGAGCCGGAGCCATTCAGGGAGACTATGAACTGTTAAGCCTTCAGTTAAAACTGATCAATGATATTGCCGGTGTAAACTCAGCTATGCAGGGGAAAGATCCTTCATCCGGAACTGCCGCTTCTCTTTATGCACAACAGACAGAAAACGCATCTATGAACCTGAAAGGTTTGTTCGATTCGTTTAAAGCCTTCCGGAAAAGAAGAGATCTCAAGCTGATGCAGACTATTCAGCAATATTATGATTCGCCCAGATACATAGAATTGGGAGGAAAAGATTATTCTGAAGAATCTAAATATTACGATCCGGAAAAGGTTCAAGGTGCGCAGCTTGATCTTGAACTTACAGAAGGAACAAATACACCTACATTCCAAATGCTTGAAAACGAATTCCTGATGAAGCTGTTTGAAATGCAGGCTATCAACGTAAAGACCTTGCTGGAAAATTCCAGTCTGCCTTTTGCATCAAAGATATTGGAAAGTATCAAACGTGCAGAGCAGGAAATGGCAGAAAACCAGAACATGGCACAGATGGATCCGGCACTGATGCAACAGATAGCAAGTCAAAATCCGGCACTTATGGAGAAGATTATGAACGATGCAAATGCTTCTCCACAAGACGGAATAATACAACAGGCAGCTTAAACGGAAGCTTCGGAAACAATACGGGTTTTTCTCTTTTGAAGGCCCGTATTTTTTTGTGCAATCCTGTATGGTTTCTCTGTCTTATAGCAAACATATACGCCTATTGCGGTAGACATTACACGGTCGTCATGGCAACCCTCAACAGCACCTGTCTTTTTGCCATCCTCTTTGATTTCAAACTGGTCGTATTCAAATGTTGTTTCTAAGCTTCGTTCTATGTACAGGCAATCACGCATGGCAGCTTTCAGGAACCCGGTAACCATTGGCTTGGTTGAAGGGTTGGTGTGGAAACCATATTTAACCGGTGCGCCCTGTTTGATCTGTTCCGGACTTGTGCGGCTATACAGGTCGGGATAGAAATCAACAATTTCATCAAGCACATATTCAAAATTGTCTCCTTCTGTTCCTTCTGTCTCTAATGTATTGGATTCAATGACAAGTAAAGCCGTGTCATAAGCTTTAGCTATCTGGGCAGCCTTCCATATCAAAAGGTCGTGTTCGATATGACCATGCCATTCGGCAACTACTTCCAGAATACCGCCTTCAATCATGGGAAGCCGGTCAAATACCTTAATCGAAGAGTAGTCTGCCTGATCTCCAGTACCACCAATATCAACAGAAACAATATATCTGTATCTGTAAAGCCCTTTTGATTTGTCTGGAAGCATCCAGACATGCAGCGCATTTTCTCTCTGTTTCGGTTTTTCGACTTCAACAAACCGTATATTTTCAAATGCTTTTTCTCCTTTAGTTGCGTCACCGACAAATTCTCCATAGAAAGCCGGATCCATACAGGATTTACGACACTGTTCAACATATTGTCTGGGGAAGAACGGACGGCCGGTTGACTGAAATGCTTCTTTCGGATCGGAAGGATATTCAGAACACATACGCCATTCCTCAACCATTCCTTTTTTCTTTTTCCGATACCAGGCAATAGCTTCAAGAGTAGCGCCCAACTCAAAAAGGTAGTGTTCGTATTCATCCATTGATTCTATGAAATCCAGATAGTTCTGATATCCTATGTAAGTGGAATACATATCAATCAGGAACCACGGGATAAATACGGGTGTAAAGTCGTTTTCTCCCTTTACAGCTTTCAGCCATGTTCTGTGAAAATAGTTTCCTACACCTTTGGCGGTAGATTCAAGAACCTTGACTGTGTAAGGGCCGTCATTGATTGATCCGAAAATAGACTGTATAAGATCTTCCGGTTTTTTACCTTTCGTTTCCTTCCACAAACCCACCTCTGTCAGGTGGGCCATAGATATATTTTGAGAACGAAGGCTATCCGGTTTCTGGGCAGATCCGATTGAGTATAGACACTGACAATACTGTATCTGCCTTGTTTTAGATGATCCTTCAAACGGAGTAGTTTTCAAAGAAATACCATTTGTGGCCCATGTGGGATAATGTTGTATCACTTTGGAAAGCATACCCGAAACAGTTTTTGACTGAGAGTCTACATCACCGCATATAACACTGTTCCAGTTCTTCTTATGAATGATCTGGATCCAAAGCATGTATATCTGAGTAAGAGTAGATCCGCCCCATTGCCGGGCTTTCAAAAGTATTATGTTGATAGGTTCATTATTCTTTCTAAGCTTTTCCAGAGTACAAAGATAGGTCCTCTGTGCCCTGTTGAGTAGAAAATGTATATCTTCACCTCCGCTTTTTGGAGAAATGATTGCACAAGAATATGCCCAGAATTCAAAATCATACAGAAATCTCTGCTGACAAAATTCAACATACAGAAGATTAGCCATGTATTCTGTATACGCCTGCTGCATTATTCTTTCAATGTACAGACGTATTCCAAGAGACATGAGAACCTGACAGAAGCCGGTATTGGCAAATTCCACCGGAAGCCACATTTCCTTCAAAGGAAAATCTTCACATGTTACCTTTACTCTCTCAATAGAAAAAGATCCTTCACCGGTAAGAGGATTGTAAGGCGATTCAATTACTTTGAGCCTTTCAAGGTTTTTCTTTATTATTTCCTGTGCCTGCATAATATCCTCCTGTAAACTAGGCTAGCCAGATACGAGGATGAAAAGCTGTACACATGGATGAGTGTGTTTACCCCGTGCGCAAACAAGCCGGTAAAAACATAAGAAAAAATAATAAGTGAGATGGATTTCAGAAAAAGCTTCTTGTTTATGCCAGAAAGATAATATCCCATTATCACGGAAATGACAGCGGAAAATCCGCAAGTTGGAACATCTTTAGCCGATAGATATCCGGATATGGCCGGTATTATAACACAGGCCGGAAGCAAAAATTTAAGATCAGATTTATGAAGAACGCGGTAATAAGTCCAGAACACAAAGCAATTAACCGCAAGATGAAGAAAGTAAGTATGTACCAGATTATATGTGAATAGCGTCCACCAAGAAGAGTGGTTTGTAACGGCCAGCATTTCGATCGGATAGAAAAAAGAAAGCAGCCAAATAATAAATAGAACAACTATGACTGGCATTTCTTCCTTTCTTTGTAGTAGCTGTAAATGATTTCCCGGAATGTTTTCAGATCAATGTAGTAGGAAGGTGCTTTTTCCTGTAAAATCTTTGTCAGGATCGAATAACCGATCAATCCTGTCTTATCCTTATAGGCTTTGTATCTTCTGTGCAACTCCTGATACATAAGGATAGTGTTCTTATTTTTAAGCCCCAGCGGCTTTCCTCTCTCAATCTTCGAGACATAACGTCTGGCGTTCTCGTAACTGACATAAAATCTGGGAGCACCCTTCATCATAACCGAACGTATGATATCGTCCTGTGTTACGGAAAATTTTCTCATAGACTTTATTGCTTCAAAGAACGCGTCTGTTATATGCTGTCGTCGAAGTTCTGAAATGTAATTCTCTTTCATAAAACGCAGCTTTCCACAAAGATAATAATAAAAAACAAACAAATAGCCTTATTACCCAAATCGTCAATTATACTACCCAAATCATCAACTTTAATATTGCTTTAAAGTCTTACTTTGCATATATACTAAATGACTGCAAAAATGGATAAAGAAGAAATGGCTAAAACAGCAGCGGAACAGGAAACCGCAGCCAGTGAAACAGAGAGAAAACCGACAAACAAAGAACGGTTTAACTCAATGATGATGGAAAGGATGCAGGGATTTAACCCTGATGATGAAGAAGGAGCATACGGAATGTTGATCGACGACTACACCAAGAGTGATGAACAGAAGAAGATTCTTTCGGATGCTATCAATCAGGATCCCCGTTTAGCGCAAGTTCTTTCTGATATTGTAAGCGGCAAGAGAAGCAGCGGTAATGCGCTGGTAAGGTATTACGGAAGAGATTTCCTTTCAGCAGAAGAAGGAACGCCGGAATATGATGATATCGCAGCAGCAGAAGAAGAACGTAAGAATGAAGCCGAAGAGCGTGCTGCAAGGGAAAGAGAATACAAAAGCAACATGGACACATCCGCTCCTGTAATTGAGCAATTCTGCAAAAAGAAAGGATATGAAGTTGATGATTTTCTGGATAAGGTGTGGGATCAAATTGCTTCACCCATTCTTTCCGGTAAATACACTCCCGAACTTCTTGAAATGATGGATAAGGCTTTCAATTACGATACTGACGTAAGTGATGCACTGAAGGCCGGGGAAGTCAAAGGAAGGAACGAAAACGTAAACAAAATGAGAAATGACAAGATTGGAGACGGACTGCCGACCGGACTAGGTACAAATACCAAGCAGACCAAGAAACCGAAGCAGAAACAAGAAACAATTCTTGACATTGCAAAATACGCATAACAGCCACAACACAAACACAAAATAACACGCAAAATTATGGAAAAACTGATCAAATTTATCAAAGATGAAAAATGGGGCGTTTTGTCTGTCTGCCTGACAGTTCTGTCGGTTCTGATAGGATCTCCATTTATGCTTGCAGCAGAAGGGGCTACCGTTGCAGTAACAGAAGGCGGTGCACAGGCACAGCCCGGACATACCGGTGCTGAAACACAAATTCCCGGACAGGCAACAACTGTTTCAGGAGTTGGACAGGCAACCGGCGGTGTCGGAGGTGACGGAATTATCCAGCCTGAGATTGACGAGCAGATTTTTGAAATCGGTACCGATGAAACCGTACTTGACGGTATCATGCGAAAAGCAAAACGTCAGGTAAAAGTTAAAAGCTTTGAGGTAGACCACTACATCATTGACGAACAGAAAGCCGTTGTTGAAGTTTCAAAAAAATACACCGCAGCCGAAAGCGAAACGGCAACCATTGAAGTAGCTTCCAAAGATGCAGGCTTGTTCCAGGAATATGGAACTATTCTTGCAAAGGGAGTAAACGGCTATGATCCCACCGGAAAGAATGAGCTGGAAGGCGTAGACCTTATGCTGTTTATCGTAGGTAAAGACAGTTCAAAAAATGGAAGCCCGATTGTACGCGCAATCAACGGCCCAAAGAGTGAAGCGACAGATATGTACTGTAATGTTCCTACTATTGAAGCAGGAACTAAACTGGTAATTCTCAGCAACGCATGTGCTGAAACCCAGAAGAATGTTGCTCCGGACATTGTTATTCCTTCTCCCAACAGGGTTTATCTGCAAAAGAGCATTATGAACCAGATTGTTTCTGATTACTTCGACCATCAGAAAAAGAGAATCCCGTTCCAGCAGGCTACTATTGCAGAAGCCGCTGTTAAACAGTACAGACGTAAGAACAACAGAACGCTGTGGATCGGCCAGAAAGGTAAAGTGAAAGTAGACCGCGGTGAAATGGGAGTTCAGGATGTTTATTTTACAGAAGGTGTCAGATGGCAGATCAAACGCGAATGGCAGCACGACGGCAACTGGACGTTTGAAGAAATCATTGCACTGGCCAAGCTGAAGTTTACCGGATCCGACTGTTCAAAAGAAGCTTTCTGGCTGATGGGCCGTGACCAGCTTGAATCTATCCAGAACATTGACTTCACCAAACATAAGGATATCACCATGACTTCCGCTACCACATGGGGATTCTCTTGTACCAAGCTTCACACGGTATTCGGTGATTTCTACCTGAAACACGAACCTACTCTTGATGTTATCGGATATGCAAACTCTGGAGCAATCTTAGACATGCAAGGCCTGGTAAGATACTGGTACAAGAACGAAGAAAAGTCTACCGAAGATATCGAAGGCGAAGAAGCAAAGAGACAGGCCGTGATCTCTATCAATGCTCTGGCGTTGAAAGGTTTCTCACATATCTGGGTAGAAGGTGACTACAAGGGAAGTCTGCCGGGTGCAACAGTTGTTTCAGTTCACGACAACGGAACAGACGCGCCTGATGATCCAAAGAACGGTCAGATTTTCTATCTGAAACAGGCATGTACTGGTATCTCCGGAAGTAAAGCCGGTGAATTCTGGAAATGGAACGGTTCTTCATGGGAAAAGTACGAAGGTGAGATCTACACAAAGAACGAATCCTTTTAATGTATAACTTAAAAAGCGGGGCGGGTAAAACCGCCCTTACCTTGTATTATGGCTAAAATAGATTTATATAAAAAGAAATATGGCATTTACGGTAAAGTTGAAATGAGTGTCCTTATACCCGTAAACAAAGCCAAGTTAAGAATCAACTTTCAGGATGGCATAATCAATGCGCAGGGGGTAGTACCAGCCAGCTTTACAACATCTGATCCAGTTGTACAGACTGCCATTGAAAACCACGAAATGTATTTGAAAGGAAGGATCAAACTTGTAAAAAAATATAAGATCGGAGAAGTTGAAACGGAAACATCTTCTCAGCCTTCCAAATCTGAAAGCCCTGCACCGGAGACACCGCAGGACGGAAGTACGGTGTATGAAGATGTAAAAAACGCACAGACAGCTAAAGAAGTTCTTATCCGTGAATTCAATGTTCCGATTATTGAGTTACAGGACAAAGAAAGTATCAAATCAAAGGCAAAAGAACTGGGAGTATCATTCCCTAACTGGAAATAATTATGATAACAAAGGATGAAATAGTAGCAAAGGTTAAGGCTATAATGAACGAGATCGGGGAAGAAACCAATGCTTCCCTTCTTGACGAAGATACAATAAAAATAGACCAGTACATTGAAGAGTGTATAGGTGACGCCCTATCCCTTGTAATACTTAATTCTCCGAACCTTGTCATAAACCCAAAGAAAGGATCAGTAAGCCCTACTACCAACGGAGACGGTACAGGATATGTTGTCCTTCCAGACGACTTTGTGAAGCTTGTGGCCTTCAAAATGAACGGATGGAAAAGGTCTGTTTCTATTGCTTATCCTTTAGACAGCGAACAGGCTAAAGAGCAAGGAAACGAATTCACAAGAGGAACCAAAAGTAAACCGGTGTGTGTATTGTCATATTCTCCCGAAGGGAAGAAAACTTTGGAGTATTATAGTCTGGGAGACAGCGAAAGCCATACTATATCCGTATTCGTGTATGAAGCGGCATACGATCCTTCTTCCGGGATAAATCTAAAATCAAACGATCCTGCATTTTACGCTTTGTGCTACATGACTGCCAGTCTGGTATATTCCATTTTTGAAAATCCGTCAACGGCAAAGGAAATGCAGACAATAGCTATAAACTATATTAGCAATGCCATATCACATTGATGAAGAGAACAGCGAACTTGCATTTGAGGTCCGCGAAGGTAATAAGTTAGTAATAAAGATAAAGTCAAACATATTCAGTGATTCACTGGAACTTTATCTTATAAAGGTCGGTGATAATACTGAACCTACTGATAAAAATGTATTCTCTTCATTACGTGTTCTCAAAGAAATAGAAAACCTTCACGACACAATCCTGAAGGAAATAAACTCTGTCACTTCCGGATTCTGGGAATTGAAACAAGATTCTCAGGGTAATGAATATATTGCGACAAAGTACAATGTTCTTACCGAAGGAGGTCTCACTACTTACGGTCTGGGTAAACAGAAGCTAGGAACTATCTATGACGGCCTTCCGATAGATAACGATACGATATACTGGGAAGAAGTTGAAGGATCCAGAGTATTAAAGGCAAAAGGATCCGGCGGTGGTAGTACCGGTTTAGATGAAACAAAGCTTTGGAATGTTTTAGGAACCCCAGGAGATCAACAGATTGATTATTCACATTTAAGAAGCGCGTTTTCTCAGTTCAGTAATGATTTTGTAACTATCAACACCGAGCAGGAGATAACAGCATTAAAGCATTTCACTGCCGGTCTTTCAGTAGGAGAATCAAAGAAAAAGATCTACGAAGAAAACGGTGTTGTTTACATTGATGCAGATGTAGCTGTTACCGGAGCAATGACATTTTATGCAACGGCTGGTAGAACTGTATCAACAATTATGGATGCTGTTACAGTAGATGGTATTACTATCAAAAAGGAAAACAATGTACTAAAAGCTGTATCAGGTGCAGGAAATTCCTTCGATGAAAATGCCATGTGGTCTGCACTTTCCGGATCTTCGGACAACCAGATCAACAAGTCGCATCTAACCACGGCTTTGGATGGATATGCAACCCAGAATTGGGTTATAGAAAACTATGCCACTAAATCAGAGTTGTCAGCTGTGTCTAATAAGCTGAGTGACTTCTTGGAAGGTTCTGATACGGATAACATCATAAACAAGTGGAAGGAATTGGAAGCATTTCTGTCCGGCATGGCAGAAACGGATAATCTCGCGGAAATACTTGAAACAAAAGCTGACAAAAAATATGTAGATAGCACCTTTGTTACGTTGGCAACCAAGCAAACGATCACAGGGGAAAAGACATTTTACTCTGTGCTGAATACAGCCGCTATCAAGGCATCCGGAGCTATTACAGCACCTTCGCTGGCAGCATCGGACTGGGTTGCTATTGCTGGAATTAAGCTGAGGAAGTTGGAGGATGGTGCGCTAATGCTGGAAGGAAATCTGGCATTAACCGGGGCTTTGACTATGTACGCTAGCAATGGGCAAAGTTTTGATACAATTTACGATGGTCTCCCGATTGATAACGATACGATATACTGGTACGAGGAAGATGGATCAAGAGTTTTGAAAGCAAGAGAGGGTAGCGGATCATCCTTTGACAAGTCTGCCATGTGGACAGCTTTAGCCGGATCTACCACGGAACAGATCAATAAGTCGCACCTTACTACTGCTTTGACAGGTTACGCAACCGAAAGTTGGGTGTCAGAAAAAAACTATGCTGTTAAAGCTACAACTTTAGCTGGCTATGGTATAACAGATGGAATTAATGCTGTCAGTGTTACTGGAACAGGTAATGCCGTAACTGCGGCATCTATTAGTGGACATACTCTTACTTTGACCAAAGGAAGTACGTTCAGCCTAAGCGGTCACAAACACGCATGGGCTGACATAACTAGCGGCAAACCGACAACCCTGTCCGGGTATGGAATTACAGACGCACCTACAAAAACAGGTGGAGGGGCAAGCGGAACATGGGCGATTAATATTACAGGAACAGCAGGTGCGGCACATAGCGCGGATTCGGCAGTAAAATTGCAAAATGTTAGGAGACTATGGGGAAATAACTTTGATGGAACAACTGATGTTACTGGTAGAATAATAGCTTCAAATGGTATTCAACTACCTTATAGAGGATCAATAGTAACACAATTTGGCAATTTATTAAGAACTGATTATAGCGAAGGAGATTACAACGATTTTTTTGAATTAACAGCAAGAGGAACTGGATCATCAGAAAATAAATTATTAGGCGGTAACAGCGGGTTGCTTACATGGAGCGGAAACCGATTTGTCTTTAACTCCTATGGTAACGGCTGGTATGTAGAGGATAATACATGGATAAGAACTTACGGTGGATTGTTTGTTCCACAAGAAATTCAAGTAAACGGAAATATAAATTGTGGTAGTTCTATAAAATGTAACGGAACAATGACGGCAGGAAGTCTAGACTTATCCTATGGTACAAACTACAAGTTTGTTAGAATGAGTTGGAATGGAACTAGCGGAGATGTCGCTTCATTCTTTGTTCCTGGATCAACATCACAGTGGTTCACAATGGAACTAAGATCTAATGGAGTTTTATATATAAACGGAGATTTTCTTTCTGGTGGAGGTGGTACATTCTACGGATCTGATATTCGATATAAATCAATTATGCAGCAAGTCAATCTATCTCTATCGGACATAGCGAAGGCACCTTCCTTCGTTTATCGCTGGAACAAGAAAGGAATGAAACGCGATAGGCTGAACTTAGGAGGATCGGCTCAATATACGCAGTCAGTCCTTCCGTGGGCCGTGGAAGATAATGATAATTTCTTGAGCATGGACTACGCAACAGTAGCATATACGTTTGCGGTTCATACGGCCAGACACTTGCTTACCTATGAGAGCAGAACCGATAAGAAAATCAAGAAACTTGAGAACAGAGTTAAATATTTAGAGAAACAACTTAAAAAGCTAGGCTATGAAGAAGTTCGTATTTTGGATGATCAGAGTGTTTAAGTTAGACATTCCGACCGAGAAGATTGTAACAAAAGTAGTGGAGAAACAAGTATTGATCCCGGATAATGGGGTTATTGAAGGAGATTTACTTGTCAAAGGTCATGTTACTGTAAAGGGATCTCTTGACGTAGAAGGGAATCTTGTATTGTATAAAGACACTGCATGCAAATTAAATAGTAAGGAGGAATAATTATGGTAAGAGATGTAATTCCAACCGAGAACGTAACTTATGATGATATCCGTGATACGTTAAACGCAAATGGAGGTAATGTCAATAATATGGCTATAACAGCATTTCAGAGTGGGGCGAATATCCAAAGATGGGCTAAATATAAGCCTGTTGTATATTATAAGGATTTTACATCAATGGAAGAAGAATGGTGGAGAGGTGACGATCTAAAATGCGGACTTACCGTTCGATATTCTCCTACTGACGGTGATATTATAGATATTTACAAAAGAGGTGACGCATATACTTATAATTACCTTACTAAAGGCCCTTACAGATTGGGAGATTTTAGGGGGTATTATCCAAAAGCAGAGCCTTATATAAGGACTAATGTTCCTCAAGATAAAGTGTTTGAATGGGATTTCAATAATGACGGGGATATGATGTTGCCTATACAGGTAGTAAGGCAGTCCGATACAAGTCTTACAATTAATGATGTAAAACTTCCATTAGACATGGGTAACTTGCATATATTAGTTGAAAGATATAATAAGAACCCAATAGAAGAAAATGATGCTTTAGCTAAAGATTCACAATATTTTTCTATTACAGGAACCTTCCCTTATGTAGAGTTTAGAGGTCTTAAGTCTGATTATAATGTTCAATATTTCTTGCTTTCATTAACAGACAAAAGTATTAATGGATATGAAGTACCAATGCCATACGATGAAAAAAACGCGTATCTTATCAAAATTAAGAATATCGCAAGGGCTGTAATTACAGGAAGTATATCACAATTTGCATTATCTACAAAAAAAGTTTGGTCAAATGTAAGTGATTATCTGGAAACTCCTTATGATTCAAACGGCGGTTCTTCTAGTCCTGTATTGTTTAAATCATCAATCAAAAACATTAGTACGGCAGCTATTACATTTAATAATACGGATTCTGCCGTAAGATCTCATACGATTAAGATAAAAGCTACAGGAGAAGTAAACGGAGAATATAAAGAGTATAATATTGATTGTTCTATATGGAATGGGTTTGACGGAGCAAGCACTTCAAGTTTGGTCATATCTCCATCTCAAACGAAAGAAGTTATCTTCGGCACGTCAGAAGGGCTTTTTGATAAATTTAGAGAGGCCGGGAAAAATAATTTGATATATATCAATGCAGTAGTTGTTAATAAAAACACTAAGTCAGAAAATACCATTAGTTCAATTAGAATAATGATAAATTAAAAAATATGAAAAAAGCAAGTTTATTAATAAAAGGAAATCTCCAATGTAAAAATATTTTACGGGGGGGGTAATTTTGTATTCTTAGCAAAAGAATCAGATTACGATCTGTCTGAATGCGTTATCATTGAAGGTGATTTAATAACCGATGATGATATTAGCGCACACGGACTTGTGTTAGTAACAGGATTTATCAACATAACTGGGGGGGGGAAGTGATATGGCTGTATATGATATTCTTCCCTCTCAGAACCTAAAGTGGGATGATGTGAGAGATACGTTAAATGCTTCAGGTGGTGTGGTTAGCAATGTTGCTGAAACAGCATTCAAGGCTAATGCAAACATTAATATGTTTGCAAAATACAAGCCTTCCGATATTGGTGCTGTAAACTTTACGAGAGATAACCCCGGAGCATTTGTCGTTGATTCCTGGGACGGTCAACTGGTTACTATCAAAGATAAATGGTGGATCGGAAAGAATGGAACATGTAATATAAACATACCCATTATTGATAATTTGGAAAACAATTCTCCAAATGACGTTCCATGGTCTTATATACCAGTTCCGGGGGGTCAAAATGCACCTTACCGGTTAGGGGACTTTGCCGGGTATGATGCAAAAGCGACAAGTGATATGATCACATTGGTAGTGCCGGAATATGTTGTAATAGGACAAAGTTTGAGAGTGCCGATATATATGCCGGAAAAGAGAGAAACTGAACTTACTCTTAACGATATATATGATGTGACAGGTGGTGTTACTTTGGTGTTCCGAATTTGGGTGCAAGGCAAAACTGGATATTACAAACTGGTGGAGTTTCAACCCAAACATCAGACAATGCTGGAGATAAGCGCGGAAGATCTGGAGTTTATCGGAATGTCCCCTAAAGATACCGTATGTATGCACCTTATGGCAAAAGATGTAAAAGGAAGGTACAGAAACATGAAGGCAACGGAAGATACAACAACCTTGTATAAAGTCAAGGTTTTCTCTACCAAGCCATACGACTTTGTTACTCCGCGTGGTGAGGTTCTGCAAAGCAATTCCGATATTAAGAGATTGCGCCTGTACAACATTACATTTGGTATTACAGCCGTTGGATTTTCAGGAGGTACGCTGGAAGCTGGTAGTAAGATTGCAGTGTACAAATACAAGTCGGGAAATGTAAATTATAAGTATGAGCAGCCGTGGTACGAAACCGGCCCAGCTGGAGAATTGACAGTAGCCGCTGGACAGATAAGATATTACCCGATAGTCCCCAGCTTCGATTTTACCACAAACGACATAGACGAAAGTGTAACTAAGGCTGTCGTTATATGGTGGAATTCCAGTTATATAGAATTATCAAGACTTGAAGTTACAATAAGAAAAACAGATTTTTAATTATGGAAATAAGAACAGAACAAGAAGGAAAGTGGATATCCCCGATGTATGGGAAGTTTCTTACGCAATCTTCCGCAACAAAAGATGAAGATCGGGTAGTAGCCAAACAGGTATATATCCCTTTGGATGAAAGTAACGATGAATGGACTGAGATCACCAAAGAAGATGCGGAACGTATCTTCAAGGCAAAGAAAGCTGCAAGAGGTCAAATAGAATATCCGAAAGAACAGGTAAATCAGATGATAGGGCTGTTTGCTTCACAGATCAACGCCATGAACCTTACGGACGAACAGGCATTGCAGTTTAAGAACCTGTACCCAGCCTGGGAGAATTTCATCAGTCAGAAACTTGAAAAAGATTACAAGGTGCTTTATCAGGACAGGCTTTACAAAGTGAAACAGGCTATTGAAAATGTACTGGAAAACCAACCGCCTAGTGTTGACACGGCAGCACTGTACGAAGAAATCAACGAAACCAATGCCGGGACAAAAGAAGATCCTATTCCGTACAATAACAACATGGAGTTATTTGAAGGAAAGTATTACTCCCAGAATGGTATCACGTACAAATGTACCAGAAATACCGGACAGGCCGTATATCAGGACTTGTCCGGACTTGTAGGAATTTATGTAGAAGTAGCAAACTAAAAATTATATCTCTATGAAACTTAAAACAGTAGTTATAGCATACAAAATGCTGGATGATGCAGTGATCACAAGTGTAAACGACAAAGATGCAGTCAGTATAATTAAGAACCGGAAGGAAATGCGCAAGCATGTGGAAGCCTATGATGCACTTCTGAAGGATGCACAGGAAAAGTTCAAGCCTAAAAACTTTGACGAAATGCAGGAAAAGGCCCGCAAGTGGAATGAACTTCCGGAGAGTGAAAAGGAAGAACTTAACAATTTCTTTGCGCCATACCAGAAGAAGGTAGATGCAGCCTGTGAACCGGAACTTGAAAAGGAAGTAGAAGTAACTCTTGAAAAGATTTCCGATGAAGGAGCAATCCAACTGGCAAAGGAGAACAAGTGGCCTATGTCTAAACTGGATCTCCTGAAAATCATTCTTGATTAACAGATACTTGCGATAAATGGTATTTATTTCCTAAAACAAAGCCTGCTATATTAATTGGCAGGCTTTTTTACTATATTTGTGAAAACAAAATAAAACGATTATGGCACAACTCAATTTTACACAGAACGGACTTGCATGGATATCCGATGAGATACCCGTATCATCAGACTTCAACCTTCACATAGAAAGGGGAAAAGCGGCACAGCTTAATATCATGCAGAAAACCAGCGGTGAAAAATGGGCTGATATTATTGAAGCAGAACGATATGCCAACAAAACCGTGATTGATGTGGATATACAGGTTCTTATCCCGAAAAAGATCAAGGTTATCAGTTATTCCAAAGTAACATCAGCAGAATACACGACAGCATGAAAACAAACATTATAGGATCTGTTATCAATACGAATGTCATTGGTGACATAAAGAGTAACAGATCTCCGGCACCACCGGAAGAGAATATAACGGATGCACTTCTTATGGAGGACGGAACACCCCTCCTTATGGAAGATGGTACATACTTCCAGCTTGAAGGAGAGCAGCCGCAAGGAATTAACAGGAGTTACTGGAAATTTTAAAACACGACATTATGGCAATACAAGGAAAGAAATTAAGTGAATTGACCGAACAGGTTAGCAATATACAAGGAAAGGAAAGGATTTACGTTTCTGACGGAAGCGGAAAACCTAAGTTTATTAAAACAAACCAGCTGGCCCAACCCAGTAATATTCCCGATGTAAGCGGCTTTATCACGGGTTTACAAGCAGATAAAAAGTATGCGACATTAGAGCAAATCGGAAACATTGATGCTATTTTGGATTCAATAAATGGTGAAAGTGTGTAATATAGTAATAAATATGTGGAAAGTTATAGATAATTTCCCTAAATATAGTATTAGTGATAATGGGAAAGTAAAAAGGAATAGATATGAGCAGGTAGATTCAATGGGTAGAACAGTTTTATATAAAGAAAAAGAACTTCGTTTGTACAAAGATAAAGATGGATATTCTACCGTTATGCTTAGAAACGAAAAAGGTCATGTAAAGATGTGTAAAGTGCATAGACTTGTAGCAGAAGCATTTATTGATAATAAAGAAAATTATAAGTTTATTAATCATAAAAACGAGAATAAAAGTGATAATAGAAAAGGAAATCTTGAATGGTGTGATATAAAATACAATAACACCTATAATGGAAGGCATATAATTGCAGGTATTACCCAAAGGAAAAGAATATATTCTATAGATAAAAACGGAAATATTATTCATTATAATGGAGTATGTGAGGCGGCTAAAAGTTTAAACGTAAAAGGTTGTAATATCTCGTCAGCTTTGAACGGTAAATTAAAAACCGCTTATGGTTATAAATGGTTTAAGGAGGTGATTTGATATGGGAACAACAGCAGACAAACTAAACAAGATATTAGCCAGTAAAGCTGCGATTAAGGCAGCTATTGAGGCAAAAGGAGTGGGAAATGTCGGAGAAATCCTTTCCGAATACCCGGCTAAAATAGCAGCCATTCCGACAGTGGATGAATACGCCCTTGAATCGCAAATGCTGATACTGCCGGTACGTTCGACCATTATCACCACGAGTGAAGGAAAGACTGCAGCGATAGCCACAAACGACCATATCAAGATTGTAGATGCAGACCTGAAACATTACAAAGTAAAAGAATGGAACGACCGAAGCATGGCAAATGGCTTTGACAATGAACTCATTGCTCCTCCTGTAGGTTTTTCTTTGGAATGTAACGGTGTCAGAGCTATTCTTTATTGGCCGTGGAAGGGAGAATATTACGCCACATCCGGTACCACCACAAGCAAAGCATCAAACGCTATGCAACACTCAGTTTATGAATACGGCCAGATGACCGGCGTACGCGAAGGTACTGACTATCATGGGACAGTAGATGAAAACCTTGGCACACATACCGTAGGAAGTCACTTTGCAGCCGATTGGAGCGTAACCGTAACTGAAGACGATAAGCTTGAACTTTACAGCGGCAATACCAGGCAACGCTGGATAATGGAAAAGAATTGCGGCAATGTAAATGCTATGATAGCGGATAATTACGCCGAACGTCTTGAAGCCATGTATGTACAGAATGAATGGCTTCGCCACAGATTTGCTATCTGTAGCGGCATAACATCTTCTGAAGCAGAAGGCACAATAACCGATCTGGAAATCCTGAACTCGTCAGGTACGCAGGCTCAGGCAGGCGAAGATATGTTTTTCTTCGTAAACGGCCAGAATACAGGCTTGAAAGCAATGTACAATACAAATAACAGGCATTCGGTAAACAACGCATACTATTTCAAACCTGAATATGCTGAATGGCTGTACGAACAGCAGAAAACAAACGGTGTAAACATGAACGACACCGGAGTAAATTCTGCCGAACGACCTCTTCTTTCTCCGGGAGCAAAAGGAGCAGAAGCAATTACCGTTGACGGTTATTGGTATATCATTACCCCATACATAAGCAGACCCGGCAATTCCAGTACAAATTATGACTGGAATATGGCGGACTCTCATGCTGTGTATTACATTAAATCTCTTGAAAATAAATATATGGCAGGAGAGAAAGAATTATATCCATACTGGACGAACAGAAGCATAATTTCAGGATTAATAAACTATCTTAACAGTTATGAAAAATGGGGCATACCTGGCGTCCTGGGCGGCAACGTCTGGAGCTGTGTCCGCGGCAGTGGCTACGGTGCCTGGTATGTGTACATGGGCAGTGGCAACTTGAACAACACCAACACGTACAACACCTTTAGTGTGGTGCCCGCCTCCGCTTTTTGATTTATCTCAGCCGTGCGGAGCACGGCTCATCAACTTTTGCATTAAAATATATTAACATTTAATACGCGACAATAGAAATGAACAGATCCGGGAGGAAACATTTGGATGCACCGATTATTCAGGACGTTATACGCCTGAATAATTGTCTCATAGAAATCAACAGCAAAGCTTATAAGGTCATAAGCAGAACATATATAGACCCAATGCTGAAGCAAGGCGCATTGCTTTTCAGTTACGCTATGCGTCAGGTCCGCGGAATGGACTATTATAAAAGAGCTACAGAACTGACATACGAATTGCAGTTTGGGATATACTTGATAGTGGCTCTTGGAGGATGCAGCAAAGAGAAAGCGTCTGTAATAGACGTTTTGTGCGATAACATTTTATCTTCGCTTGCGAGGATAAAGAATGTCAGAACCGAAAAGTCTTGAACTATGTCGGCAGAACTGTTTAATGATAAAGGTCCCTGTGCTTGCAGTGAGCAAGCTATTTCGATTAACAGGGCAGAAGTCCTGGGCGGCAACGTCTGGAGCTGTGTCCGCAACAATGGCAACAATGCCTGGTATGTGAACATGGGCAATGGCAACTTGAACAACAACAACACGAACAACACCTATAGTGTGGTGCCCGCCTCCGATTTGTCAGAAAAAGTGTCCGCCTGGATAGCTGCCGAAAGCGACTGTTACAAAAACAAGCACGCATCGCTTGAAGCAGCATCGTTCCATTTCAACCTGTCGCGTATTTATGAATTGACAAACAGGATAGACAACGGATACCAGCCACAGACAAGCATCTGCTTTGTCCTCGACTACCCTGTGTATAGAGAAGTTTTCGCAGCAAACTACACCGACCGCATCGTGCACCACTACGTTGCCCCGATGCTTGGAGAGATATGCGAGAAAGTCCATGAAGCCAATGGTGATGTAAGCCACGGCAACCGTATCGGACATTCCGCATCTACAGCCATCGAGCAGATACAGCGGAACATCCGTGATATAACGGACGGCTACACAAAGAAAGCCTTCGTAGCCACAATGGACATATCAGGCTTCTTTATGTCGATAGACAAGGAAACAGCATACCGCATCTTGCGGAAATACGCCGATATGTACTACGACAAGCCCGATAAGGAGGAAAAACTCCCCCTGCTTCACACCCTGATACAGCATAATCCGGTCACAGACTGCGAGCGACGTTCCGATATAAAAATGTGGGATAAAGTCCCGCCCAACAAAAGCCTTTTCGGACTCCCGCCCGAAAAAGGACTCCCGATTGGAAACTTCTATTCCCAATTGTTGGCAAACCTCGTCATGGCCGAAGCTGATGCGGAAATGATAAAAACCGGAGTTAGATACACACGGTTTGTAGATGATATATGCGTGGTGGCAGAAACCGCATCCGAAATAATCCATGCCCGGAAAGTATTCATCAAAGTAGCCGAGCGGTTGAAACTCAAAGTCCATCCTGATAAATTCTACATACAGCCGGCCTTACACGGAGTAAAGTTCTGCGGAAAGGTAGTAAAGCTGAACCGTATTTACATATCCAACCGTACAGTACATGCCCTCCATACAGCGATAGAAGAATACAGCCGGATGCCGTCGTACGATAACGCCGTACACGTCATGCAAAGCATAAACAGCTATTTCGGTCTGATGAAAGGAACAGCGTCCTTCAACATCAAAAAGCGCATAGCAAAGAAAGCTCTGGGAACATTCTCCGAATGGCTGTATTTCCGCAACAAGAACGGCAGGTTCGTCTGTGTGCTGAAAAGCAAGTACAAACCTAACAAGACATCATATCTAAACCTGAACGACTATGCTTCCATATTCAGACCGCCGGAAAGGTACTATCCGAAAAGGAGGCTCCCCATACAGCTCCGCGAACCTGCATATCTGCGAGCATAACGGACAATTAATTGCAACATTTAAAAACATTAATAATATGAAGTACGCAAAAATCGAAAACGACCAGCTACTCGTCAAAGAAGTAGAGAAAGGACAGGAAGTAGGCGGAAAACTTGCTGAAGAAGAAATCATCGCACAAGGCTACAAGCCATACTGCGAAACAGAGAAACCCGAAGGAGCAGACTTATTCATCAATCGCGAATACGAAACCTGCATAGTGCAGGAATGGGGAACGATAACCGAAGAACCAGGAATAAGCCGCGAAGCACTGCTGTTCTTTATCGAGAACACAGACAGCAACTCCGTTATCACACTCACGCTTCCGGCAAAAGACTACGCCTCAATCATCGAGGACGAAGAAATCCAGTCAGCACTGAAAAACAAACCATCAATCTCAATCGTGACATTATGATAAAATTTACAGAAAAAGAGATTTACAGTACAGAAGGTCTGTACATAAATCGTATCGGAACAAACATCTATTTCAAGCGTGCCAACCGCCTTCCTTCCGACATGGAGGAAATGTTCAAAGAAGTAAGCGATCTGCCCACCGACGAACTGGGAGCCGCAAAAGCCGCGAAGATATTCGAGATAGACAGCTACGACACTAGCGACGCGGTAAACAGCTTCACTCTCGACGGCGAATCCGTTTGGCTCGACAAGAACACCCGAGTGGGACTGATGAACTCCACCCGGATACAGAAGGCAGCCTCCATGCTCACCACCACACTCTGGTTCGGAGGTAAAAGCTACACCCTCGAATGCGACACGGCTATACAGATGCTCTCCGCCCTTGAACTGTATGCCCTGCAGTGTTACAACGTAACGGCACAACACAAGGAAAATGTAGAAGCCCTTCAAAGCGTGGAAGAAGTGGAAGCCTACGACCACACAACCGGATATCCTGAAAAGCTTAATCTGGACACAAAATGATACTCATACTCTTATCAATAGCTGTCATCCTCACATACGTGGGGGTGATGGTGAAACGCAACGGAATACCATATTCCATCAGCGACACATACTATTCGTTGAAACATAAGCTGTGGTTCGGCTTCACCATGACCGCAACATCCCTACTGCTCATGCCCACCCTCCTATCTGCTACCCCCGAAAATTATCAGTTCACCGCATTTCTGATGTGCGGAGCGTTACTATTCGTGGGTGCGGCACCCAATTTCAAAGCCGGGATGGACCGGCCTGTACACATCGTCGCTACCACGATAGCTGCGCTCAACAGTCAGATATGGATAGCACTTACCTGTCCGTGTCTTCTGCTTGTGTGGATTGCGTGGGCATTATATGTCGGTGTACGCTTGAAACAAGTATGGAATGGCGATTTATGGTATAGCTTCGTGTTGTGCAAACCGCTGTTCTGGGCGGAGGTGATAGCGTTCGGGTTGTCATAATCATCATATTTCTAATCTCCAATA